TGCCGGATAATCCGGCGCAATGGAATAAGGTCGAGCCCGGCTTCACGCGCGTCGCAGTCTATGCCGACAGCGACGGCACGCCGCAGCATCTGGCGCGGCAAACGACTTCCGGTACGTGGATCAGCAAGATGGGTGGCCAGCCGCTGATCGAGCATGACGAACTCGACGACGTGGCCGGGGGCGGCTACGGCGAAGTCGCGCGTGTCTACCGCCTTCCCGACAAGGAATGGCAGAAGCTGGCGAGGATGTGATGGCGGTGAGCGACCAGTTGCTCGACGATCTGGCGACGCAAACCGACAAGGCGTCAACTCCGACGATGATGACGAAGGCCCCGGCCTATCGCGTCATCAAGGACATGGGCGACGCGGCGCTGCCCGATCTGTTGCGCGCGCTCGCCGCCGACAAGGCGGTGCATCCGGTGATGCTGCTGTTGAACGACATCACCGGCCAGTCGCCGGTCGCGCCCGCCGACGCCGGTCACGTCGATCGCATGATCGGATCGTGGCTGGCGTGGGGGCGGGCGGAAAAGCTGATCTAGGAGATGATCCATGCCGCTGCCGATGGCCAAGCCGACCACGAGTGCGACCGCGACGATTCCGGCGGGCAGCGCGCTCAGCAACGCGGTCGATCTCAGCAGCGGCACCGTGCAGATGATGGTGATGCCGGACGCCTGGACGCCGGGCTACATCACATTCGAAGTCTCGCCCGATAACGTCAAATACGGCGCGCTGTTCGACAACGCGGGCAACGAAGTCAGCCGCGCCGTCATGCCCGGTGCTGCGGTCATGTTGCCGCCGGATGTCACGGCGGCGGCGCTGTGGCTGAAAATACGCTCGGGCTCGCACGCCAATCCGATCGTGCAAGAGGCTGATCGCGTCTTCGTGCTGTCGATCGGCTAACCGTCCAGACATCACCAAACGTAAATCGATCCAACGCGCTCGCGCGCGAACGATGGAGCACGCCATGCCGATGAAGCCGCACAAGGGCGAGAGCCAGTCAGACTTCATGAGTCGCTGCATGAAGGAGACCTTTACCGGCGATCGGCCGCAGGACCAAGCGGTCGCCATCTGCATGAATTACTGGCGCGACGAACACGGCGGCAAGCCACCCTCCAAGGGGGCGACGTTCTTTTGGGCGAAGAAGGACGACATGCCGTCGCCCGAGACCGACGAAACGCGCCCGGAATTCATGGATCGCTGTGTCGATGAACTCGCGTCGCTCGACGACGAAATGGATGAAGACGACGCGCGCGATGCCTGCGAAATCGCGTGGGATGAAAACCGCGCCGCTGCCGCGAGCGCGCGCCATCCGGTGTTTCACAAGACGCACACCGGCACCGTGGTCGGCATGGAATTCATCCTGTCGGACGAGACCCCCGATCGCATGGGCGACGTGATCGCGTCCGATGGATGGGACATCGCGCACTTCAAGAAAAATCCGATCGCGCTGTTCAATCACCGTGCCGATTTTCCGATCGGCAAGTGGCACAACCTGCGAGTCGAGAAAGGCGCGTTGCGCGGCCATCTCGAACTCGCGCCCAAAGGGACTTCCCCGCGTATCGACGAAATCCGCGCGCTGGTCGATGCCGGAATCCTGCAAGCGGTGTCAGTCGGCTTCCGGCCGATCGAGAGCCGCGCGCGCAAGGCGACCGACAAAGCGATGATCGATTTTGTCGGCGAGCACTTCACCAAGCAGGAATTGATCGAGACTTCGCTGGTCTCGGTGCCTGCCAATCCCAACGCCCTGGCCGTGGCCAAGGCGTTGAACATCTCCCGACCGACGCTCGATCTCGTCTTCGCCAAGCACGGCAACAGAGACGATGGTGTGCGTCGCCGGACCTTCACTGCCAAGCATGGCGACACGTCTCGCAACGGAAAGGGCGGCACCATGAGTGCGCTCGCTCAGAGAATCGCGGACCTGCAAGAGCAGATCGCGAACAAGACGGCCGCGTTGGAGGATCATCTCGGCAAGATCAATGACGCCAATGTCAGCGACGCCGACTTGAACACCACCAACACGCTGAATGCGGAGTTGACGCAGCTTCGCAAGACGCACGAAATGCTGGTCAACGCCGAGAAGGCGATCGGACAGGCCATCGACCCGAACGACGCCACCAACGGCGGCGACACGCGCCGACGCGCGCTGGTCACCACCACCGCGATCACCACCACGGCCGAGCGCCGTGAGCGGGACGCGGGGGGTGCGGTCATCGTTCCGGGCCGCAAGAAGGAATGGGAACCCCTGGACTACTTGGTGAAGGCGGGAGTCATCTCGTACTGCGCCAAGGTGTGGGGCCAGATGCCCGACGTGGCGCGCATGCGCATCGCGCAGGTGTTCCCCGAGTACGGCACCGAGGAAACCAAGACCGTGTTCGAATGGATGACGCGGGCGGCTTCCGCGCCAGCCATGACGACGGTCACCGGATGGGCGGCCGAACTCGTGCAGCAAGTCTACACCGACATGATGGCGCTCTTGCTGCCGAAGTCGGTGTTCCCGCGCTTGTCCGCGAAGGGGCTCACCTTGAGCTTCGGTCGCGCGGGCAAGATCATCATGCCGACCCGCTCGCGCACGCCCACCATCGCCGGTTCGTTCGTCGGCGAGGGCATGGCGATCCCGGTGCGGCAGGGTGCGTTCACGGCGCAGACCTTCATCCCCAAGAAGATGGCGGTCATCACCACGTGGACGCGGGAGATGGACGAGCACAGCATCCCCGCGATCGAGGGCGTGCTGCGGCAAGCCATCCAAGAGGACACGGCAGTCGCGATCGACACCGTGTTGCTCGACGCCAACGCCGCGACCACCATCCGTCCCGCTGGCATTCTGGCGGGCGTGGCGGCGACCGGCGCGACGGCGGGCGGCGGGCTCACCGCGCTGATCGGCGACATCAAGGCGCTCGTTGGTGCCTTGACCGCGAGCACCTACGGCAACATCCGCAACCCCACGTGGCTGATGAATCCGAGCGACGTGCTGTCGGCGGCGTTGTCGATGGCTCCGAACACCGGCATCTTCCCGTTCAAGGAAGAGATCGGCCGGGGCACGCTCGCCAATCTGCCGATCATCGACTCGGCGACCGTGCCGGTGAAGACCCTGGTCTTGATCGACGCCGCCGACTTCGTGACCATGCAGGGCGACAACATGCGGTTCGAGATGTCGGACCAAGCCACCCTGCATATGGAAGATACCTCGCCTGCGGATTTGGTCGGCGGCTCGCCTGCCGTCACCGCGTCGCCGCAGCGTTCGCTCTTCCAGACCGACAGCCTCGCGCTGCGGATGATCCTGCCGCTCAATTGGGCCATCCGTCGCGGCGGCACCGTCGCCTGGACTCAGAACGTCACTTGGAGCTAAGACGCGAATCAGTGACGCGGGCGGGCACGCTCGCCCGCGTTTCCCCGTTCTAAGCTAGGAGATTTCGCCATGGCCGACGTGAGACCAACGCCGACTCAGGAAGAGAACGATCTGGCGACGGAAGCGGGCGCGCCGGTCAAGCACGATCACGATGGCGCGCCGCTCGACGTGGGCGTGATCCCGCCCGACACCTACAGCAAGTCGGAAGGTCCGGAGATCGAGCCGCCCGATTCGCCGCCGCAGCGCGAAACGAGACCATCACCCGCGCCCGAACCGCGCACGCGGCGCGCGCCATCACCCGCGCCCGCCCCCAAGGGTGAAACCGAAGAGTAAGCTCGACGGTTGACGGACAGGGGGTGCAAACCGAAAGGAGTCCACCATCATGGCGGATCAGGAACTCAGCGAAGCCGCCAAGCAGCGCTTGGCGGGACAACGTGAAGCGGTGCAGCGGTCGCATGCCGAGTTTGCCCAACGCACCAAGGGGCGACCGACCCCAACGCAAGAAGAGAACGATCAGGCCGCCATGGGCAAGCGCTTCGAAAAGCTGTCGGAAGACGGCAGCGATCCCGATCTCGGCGCAGTGCCGGTCGAGCATCGCCAGATGGAAGGCCGCGCGGGCGAGCGCGGTTCGTATCAGACTCGCCAGAGCACCGCACGCTAGGCACCGCACGCTAGTGTCAGTGCGCGTCCCGGCCATTGCCGTGGCCGGGACTTCCCTTTCCCCTCGATAGGTTATCGCCGTGGCCAACGCACGCGCCCTCATTGCCAGGACGCTCCGCACGATCGTGCGCGCGGTCGAGGGCGAGCCGCGCCCCGGCCCGTACGTGCTGCCGATCACGGGCGGCTGGCTGCCCGATGGCGTGCCCACCAATTGGTGGCAGATGGGGATGGACCCCATTCCGATCGGCGCGCGCTCGGCGATGGTCGAGGCGTGCGTGTCGGCATACTCGCAAACGATGGCGATGTGCCCCGGCGATCACTGGAAAAAGAACAGCAAGGGCGGCCGTGACCGGGTGACCACTTCGGCGCTGTCGCGCGTCCTGCGCGCGCCGAACGCCTATCAGACATTCAGCGACTTCATGCTGAATGCGATCCGGCAACTCTATCTCGACGGCAACGGCTACGCGCTGGCGCTGCGCAACGACCGCTTCGAAGTCACCGAGCTACACCTGATGGACTCGCGCATCTCGCGCCCGGTGGTGGCCGAGACCGGCGACGTGTTCTACCGGCTGGCGGGCAACGCCGTCATCCAGAACGAGCTTTTCGGCGACACCGAATATCCGTTGATGGTGCCCGAGCGCGACGTGCTGCACATCCGC